AGCATTATCCAAAGTAATGCTGATACAGGACTTTCAAAACTCATATATTATTTCTCCTCTTTCACTCAATTTCTTATTCTTTAATTTTATCACACTACAATCCAAAGTCAAGCCCAATGATATTGAATGTCTGTTGGTTCAGTCCAATTATACTGACTATAGAAATCATAGTCTTTACGTAGAAGATTAGACCTATGTGAAGCATGAACTCTATCATCTCCAATCCAATCAGGTAAGAAATTATCTTTACTAGGAGAAGTAGTTTTAATCATTTTCATAGTATTATTGTATCTACGTTTAATCCATTCATCTATACATATGTTATAATAGTATGCTAATGCATTAGGATTATCTTTCCACATATTGTTTATAGGGTGGTGTGGATATCCACCTTTACCTTTAGTTATTTGATTGTAGGTTTGCATAGCTTCTACTCTTTGCTTACCTAATCTTCTGTAGTCTAAACACCTAACACTTTTTTCAATGTTAGGGTAAGGCATAAATGTTTGCATAAATCTCCTATACTGTAATTTGTTTCTTATTAAATTTTAGCATATATTTTAGCATTGTCAAGTCAATAAAAATTTCCCCTACCCAAGTTTATTTGAGTAGGGGAAGTGAAATGGTGTTTACTTATATGGATTTTTACCCATTAATATTTTAAGTGAACGCTTTAGTTTCCAAGTAATTTCTTTTAACATATTTGTTGAGATTTCCCAAAGAATTACTAATATGTTCTTGGTTTCCAAATTTCCTCCTTGATTAGTTTATAAAAAATCTAATCTATACAACCACACTCACCTCCACAACATTTGTTTCCTTGTTATTTTTCTTCATCACATTCGTATTTACATAGTCCTTCTTCTTCACAGATACATTCATCTAAATCACATTCTTCATCTTGGCAACAATTTTCTAGATTACAACATTCAGTCTGAGTCATTTTTATTCTCCTTTCCTAGTGGTTTCCCATCTAGAATATCAAGGTTGGTTTCCTTGTTCTCCCTTTCCTTGATATTTTTTTGAATATCATATTTAGTTATCTGATGAGGGTGAGTTCCCCATTTCCTTGATTTTTTAATAAGTGCCATATTTTGTGTCCTTTGTTTCCTTGCTACGTCTTCCATAGCTTCCTTGTCCTATACCTATGTTTTGTTTCCCAGTAGTTCTTGGTTTCTTTTTGTTTCCTTGAATTTCATAGATAATAGCTTCATCATTTTTTTCAAGAGCTTGAGCTTTTTTCTGTTGATGTTCGGCTATCTTCTTACCCGCATAAGCCCCAGCAACTTCCCCAGCAATTTTTTTAGTAGCTGGTTTTGCTATTATTCTTCCTAGTAAAGGTAAGATTTTCTCTATGTCTGGGTTTCTCAAACTATCTACTTCTTCTTCCTTATGAAGAAAAAGTCTTTTTAAAATTTGATAATACGAGTTGTTCATTTCCTCGTTTCCCTTACTTTTTATCTTTAAGCTTTAATTTTTCAGTGTCTTCTCTAGTTTTGTTAGATGATAGAAGTGCTCCCACTCCTGCTCCAGCAAGTGCTGGAAGTATCCATTTTTCTAAATCCTTATCACTCATTCCTTTAATATCTTCAGCGATCTTGTTCCGCTTTTCCCTTCCTTCGCTTCCTTCTGAAAAATCGTCATAACCTTCTTTTTTAGCTTGAGCAGTAGCAATAGCAAACGCATCGGTTTCCTTGCCCTCCTTTTCCATCCAATTTAAGAAACTCTTTGTTACTGGAAGGACTGCTTTAGGAGGTGTTAGAGCTTCCTCATAATGATTTGCTCCAGCTTCCTCACCTGCTTCATTAACAACCCAAGGAACGTACTTTGGGTTTTCCATTATTGGAGTGTACCTTGCAAATTCCGCTTCCAATTCCTTTGGAAATCCTTGTTCGTCTAACAGATTATGGTGGACTCTTTCTCTACCATGATAGTTTTCTAGGGTAGCAAACATCTTATTTCCTACTAATGGATCACTATTCTCTTTTGAAACCCAATTAAAGAAAGTCTGAGTAAAGTCTATGTTTCCATTTGATTTTAATATCATAGTAATATCCTCTCTTGATTTTGAAGTTGATTTATTTAAACAACTACCATCTGCACAAGAACCTTGTGCTGGGTTGTCTGACTTGAGTAGATCAAAAGAAGCTCCTTGATTCACTCCTTTCTCACATACAGTTACTTCTGCAAGTTCCAAGTCATCTACTTGCATATAAGATTCTAAGCCTTTGTTCATATTCTGCATTTTAGTTGCTGAACCAGCAATAGAATATGACTTTAGCTTTCCTTCATTTATTTGTTCTTTAACTCTATCTGAGATTTTTGTATCATTTCTCATTTCAGTTATAAAGAACAAACCTTTATCGTTAACACCACTTTTAAATATTTGTCCAGCTTTGTTAATATAAGCTGGTAAAGCCCAACCTACTTGTACATCTGAATGTAAAACCATAGCATTCCTAGTTCTAAAGCTTTTCATATAATTATCGAAAGCTTTTTCTAAGGCAACTGTAGTGATAAGATGTCCTTCTCTATCTACTAATTCAACAGACGCTGGACCTCCTAATACTACTGGTTCGGTGTTTTCCTTTTCAAATTTTATTGCTTCCTTTTTAAATGTTTCATCATTAGGATAAGCTCTATACAGAGTCATAATCTCAGCTGGGGATGCAATTCCTGCTTTATATAATCTTTTAAATTCATCTAAAGCTTTAGAAATTTGCTTGAGTGTTACCTTTCCTCCTTCAGTTTTTTCTAATAAAGCTAATGAAGCATTGTCAGATACACTTTGATACATATCCCTATTAGTTGTAGCAATTTGTTCTGCAGTCATTGTCATGACAGTTTTCTCCTTATCCTACTGGAAATGATGTTCCCCAAATTACACCTTCATAGCCTGTGCTTGAACTACTGCCATAAACAGAGACATTCTTTCTGAAGTCTAATGGGTGATTACTTGAGAACCAATTATGTTCTGTAGTATCGTTACCACTTAATTTAATTGCTGCTGTACTTGCTTCTGCAGTACAATCAAATGCTACATATAATACATTAGAAGCATGAGTGTTTCTAATACTAATTCCTCTAATTACTCCTATAGGTGAAATATGTCTTGATCTTGATAGGTTTGCAGTGCCTTCCCATTCATATCCATTTCCACCTGCTAGGCTTCCATCTATATAATCAACAACAGTTGAATCTTTTCTAACATCCCACATCAAAGAATCCCAGTACATATCAATATCGTGTTGAGTATTTGAACAGAATTTAACTCTGTAAGTTGCTGGGGTTTGGCTTGACGGAATATTGTATGCTACACTTACTCTTTGGTAAGATGTACTTAAACTAACTGCAGTTCCAGTAACTAGAGCAATTCCATCAGAATCTGTGATTTGCATTACTGCATCACCAGAGGCTGAAGCTCCTCTTACCATTCCTGAAGCTACTATCCATCTATCTGTATTTTGATTTAAATCGGCTCCTCCACCAGCAATAGAAGTTGTAGTTACATAAAATCCTTCTTTAGCTGCTGAGTCTGCTGGGTTCGCTGTAAGTTCTGCTGAACCTAAATGAGGGTTTGAAGTAGTTCTTGATATAGCTGAACCGTCTGCTGTAAATTCTGATATAGTTGCGTGTTCAATTGAGGGGTTTGTAATTTGGTTTATTCCGGGACTACCTGTAGTAGCCTTTTCCCAACTTGCGGTAGTTCCTGCAGCACCACCTTGATCTAATTCATAGTATGGACCTGCATATATATTGATTAAATCAACAGCACTTGTTCCTACAGTACCACTAAAAGGTACATATCTATCATAGGGAGCTACGGAAGTTCTAGTACTAGGATCAGTATTCCATTCTTTCCATTCCCATGATTTATCATAACTATTTGTAAAGCCTGCCATTTAAGTCTCCTTTAAATCTATCCTAATTTATCAGTATATCTACGAAGCTGCTCAGAAAGTTGCTCTAAGACAGCTTTAATATCGTAGATTTATTTATTTTCTTCTAAGTAGCCACCTCGATTAAAAGATGGCTACTTAATTAATTATTTATTACGCTGGGTAACCGTAAAGTACTATTTTGAATTTACCTGCTGTATAAGTATCGTTAACATTATCAGTATTACCAGTTGACAAGTACAAGTACTGGTCAGCAGCTGGCATAGCTGTTAATCCCGCTGTCTGGTATTGGTTGGCATGTAAACCACCCACCCAATCTTGTCCAGCATCGAACAACTTTGTACTGTTAGTAAGTCCTGTATATACTGCATCTTCAGTTCCTGTGGCTTCATCCCCAGATACTAGGTCAATGTCAGGCTCACCACCAGCCGGGGTTTCTAAGCAAGTTATTTCCCCTGCAAAGATTGTTCCATTAAGGGCAGCAGTAACCTGTCCAATGTGAGAGTTAGCAGTAGCGTCTACTCCAATAATATCTGTATTAGCACCTGAGTTCAGACCCGTTATATCCATAACGATAGTTGTAGTAATCAAGTCTCCCGCAACACAAACATTAGCTTTATAGAGAGTGCCTGTACCAGTAGTAATACCAGTACCAGCGGTGATGTTCTGCATCCTGAAGGCAGTCTCATCGGTACTGCCGAACAGAATTGTCTCAGCATCTGCGAAATAGTTCCAGTCATATCCTAGAGCAGTACGAGCTAGTTCCCTAGTATCTTCCGTAACATCGGATAGTTTAAACGTATGTTTAGTCATTATATTTTGTCTCCATTTGTGAAAGACATACTGTTCACATCATCTTGAACATTTCGATTTGTGCGCCACATGGCTTGCTTGATTGATTTCTTCAAAGCACTTGTTGCAACAGAGTCAGGTAGTGATGCTTCCATAAGGTTCATCACTTCTCCGACCATTCTTTTAGTCTGAACATCCAGACTTTGCAACACGCCACCTGTATACACACTTCTCATTATTCACCATTACATTACTTTACATTCATTTATCGAAAGATGGGGGCGGCTCAGAAAGCCGCCCC